AGACTCGCGACCCTTCGATAGTATTGCGTTGTTATTCTGCATTTGCTCGACGGTGATAAACGGTTTAACCGCGGGCAACGTTACGCCATCGTAAACCCATACGACGGTAACGCCTGCGAACTTCGAGCGTAAATGCGTGATTAGCGAATGTTGTATTTCGTGTTGCATGACGTCACCCTTTCGTAATACGTTTTAATACGGCGTTGCTGTATTTCTCACGGTTATTCCATACGGATCGGCGGATGAACGCCTTATTCGTAGGATGCGTATATTCCTGTTTAGTCGCGTAAGGCAAGTCGCTACCGTATTCCCATACGTGTAATTCGTCGGAAGGTTGCGGAGAACTTGCGATGGAATTCTTTAGGAATCCGTCTTTAACGGGTGCCATTTCCGCCGACTCGTTCGCCATCTTCCGCGCGTAAGCCTCGGTAATACGGTCGATATCCGTAACGGCTTCATCGCCTAGATGACGTTCGAGTTTGCGTAACACTGCGTCGATTCCGCTTACTGATACGTTAAACTTCACGTCGTCAACCTCCCAAGCATTTCCACGCGGTTAATTGCGCCGATTCCTTTTTTATCCGAAGCTAATACGGTGTACCATTGACCGTCGTATTGTAAACGCGTAATAAACGTGGCGATATCGGCGATTAAATCGAATTCGATACTTAGCCATACGTCGCCCTTTTCAACGCTGATTCCTCCGATAATTACACGCTCGCTCCCCGTACCCGCCGTCGAACTTATCTCGGTGACTACGGAAAGCACTTCGCGCTCAACGGGTTCGCCCGGAATATCTTCGCCTGTCCATTCGTCTTTACCGCCTGCGCTCGTATAAGCGATTGTTATTAGCGTCTCGCGTCCTTCGACGACTTCCTTGCGTGTATTGCGTATGAATTCGATGTCTTGCGGTGTTAACACGTAATCACCTCCTAAGTTTCGTTATTTATCACTTGTAAATATTTCGTTCGTATCGAATGTGACCGTAATTTCGTTTTCGTTTACCTCGAAGTCAACATTACTCCAACCGCCATCATCGCCTCTAAATACGAACATTTTACGTCTGTCTTCCTCTGATACTCGTTTTAGTAGGTCGCTAAGATTCACGTAATCACTCCTCCGTTCCTTGCACTCCGCTATACGGGTCTTGTTGCCTGCTATTACTCCGATTTTAATTTTTGCGCCAATGACTCCGCGTAACCACCGTCGGTAGTGTCTTCTAGGTGCGGTAGGCAAAACGTAGTTGGGCAAGTAGTACATACGTATTCAAGTCCGACATAAAAGTCACCGCCATCATCGTCTACCTCGACCCAAACAGTTTTATTACCGCATTTTGGGCAATAATATTCGGTCGTTTCGTAGTATTCCGCATCGTTCCAATCATTACCCTCGTGCGTTTTAACTTTCGCCATTTAAGACACTCCTTTATAGATACTCTTCTTTTATTACAGGCGTGATATAAGAACTGCATTGAACATGCGGAAAGTAAATATCGGAGTCAGTCGGTAAGAATATTCCGCGTCCCTCTCCGTAGCGGTCTTCCTGCGCTAATTTATAACATCGGTGATTTTCGTGGTTTCCGTGTCGACGACCGTTTTCGTTAATTCGGACGTACTTCGCCACTTCCGATTGCTTAACGCTATTAGCGCCTGCAACGCGATAAGCCGTATTGCCTTCCGTTACAACTAAACGCTTTATCTTCCACGTTTCAGCGTCATACGCTTTACGTACATCGCGAACCATCGAACTTACGTTATCACCGCGGATAATTCCGCTACGTAAGACACTGGCGATACTGTCACGGATTTCTCCGCTAGTTCCCCAAATACGATCCGATAGCACTAAGCCGTCTTCGCCGAATCTACGAATAACGTAATCGACCGTTTGTTTATTAATACGTTCGATACTCGCTGATACTAACGGAACACCGATAACTGACGTAGCACCTGCGTTCATACCTGCGATTGAGAATGCGCTTGAATCCGTGATTGATTTCGTTAACGCGACTGTACCGTTTTCACGTAATGCCTTTTCGATACCGTCAAGTTCGCGTAATAATCTCGAAAGTCGCTGACGTTTGACCGTGCCGTCTTCTGCGGCGAACTCTGATAGTAATTCCGCTATATCGCCACGGACACGTCCGACTTCCTTAATTGCATACGCTACTTGTTTATCGTTTAGTTTGCCGTAATCAGCGGATAGCTTTGCGTAAATCGCGTCTAATTCCGCTTGTTTATTCATGGACGGTCAAGCCTTCGCATAACGCGGAAACTCGATAAGTCCGGCAGTAACTTCGCTTCTTCCGCTAGGTAATCGGATTTAAAGATACCCGCAAACTCACGATACTCTTTCGAAATCATCGACTTGTCTACGGATTCTTCTCCGTCCGTATATTTAAAGAATCGCGCTGAATCTAGCGCTATTTGTAACGCAAGTTCCGAGGAACTATACGCGAGTAATCGGTTTAAATCCGTGATAGGTACGTCGGCAGACGCTTCATATCCGAATAACTCGAACGTGTCCGCCATGACGTCAATCGCTGCCGATTCTAGCGCAGGTTGCGCAGTTACGGCGGTAAACCGTTTAGTTAACCGTTCGGTCATCTGTGTTAGCGTCGCCATTTGCGTACCTCCTATTTACTGTCTTTCGTTGACTTACGTTGTGGCTTCGGTTTCTCTGCCGATTTATCTGCGTTGGTCGGCGCTGACTCCGCCTTCGCTTTCGGCTTTGATTCCTCCGCTACTAATTCGACGTATCCGATTGAAGCGAGATGCTTTGCGGATTTAGCGTCGATGTTAATTACCGAGCCTTTGCCGTTACCATCGATAACGGCGTCAAGAACTCGTACTTTTACGTTAGTCATTACGCGCCTAGAACGTCAGCGTGTAGGATTAACGATGGAACTTCGATGATCGGGAAACCTGCTGCGTAACCTTCGATGATAGAACGTTTAGGGCGCATTTCATCAACGGCACGAACAACTAGACCTGGCTCGAACGTAGGTGATTCCGGGTTAGGACCGTAGTAGAAGTTACCAACTCCGTCTGCTAGGAATACAACGCGACCCGCAGGGAAGAATTCTACGTCTTCGTCTTGACCTGTGTAAACGTTACGTACGTTAGTAGTACGTGATTTAACGACTTGAATCGTTGGTAAAGCGAATCCTTCAAGTACCGAGTTAACTTCCGCAGTAGCGATACGTGTAACGCCTGCGATGCCCGGACGTGCTTCGGAAATGATAGACGCGTTCTTAGTTAGGTGCGCGAATACTTCTTGTGGCATAAGGATAACGTCGGCAGATTTACCGTTGTTTGATTTCGAGTACAATTCGTTCCATGCGATTAAGTCGCCTAAGATATCCGCAGAAGCGTCAGACCAAGCGTTTACGCCAGTAAGAGCGATTTTATGTTCCGCTGGAATTTGATAATCGAAGTTGATTTTAACGTCGCCTTTCGTGTAATTAAGAACGCCGGTAGTTAACGCTTGTGCGCGTAATACGTCCGCGAAGTCTTGAATACCTTCGATAACGTCAACCGCTTTTTTCTCTAACTTAGCAACCATCGCTGCTTTTTCGCCTTTACGTGCTTGGTCTAGCGCCATTAATTCTTCTACAGTCGCGATGTATTGAAGACCGAACGCCGCTAGTGTACCGAATTTAGAAGCAACCGCGTCACGATCCATTACTGGCGGTTCTGCGCCGTAACCGATGAATGAAGCTAAGTGCTTAGTTTTCTTGATGATGTCATACGCGAAAGTTGTGCTGTATACGTTTACTGACGGTAAGAAACGTTCACCGAATGTCGGGAACTCCTCGCGAAGTGCTACGCTTTCGTCGATAAGTCCTCTTAATGCTGGTTCTGAAAATTCTGAAAGATGGGTAATTGTAGACAAAATAATTCCTCCTAGGAAATGTTTTTATTTTTTGTTTTTGTTTTGAAACATGAAAAAACGAATTCGCGGTATTGCTCTACCGTTAATCCGTTGATGTCTGAAAGATATTCAATTAGAGTTATGAACCTTTCTTTTGCGCTTTCGTCTAAGTAAGTTTCCGCCCACTTAAACGGGTTTCTTGCGCTTTTAGATGAATTCATTGCTTTACATAGTGGAATGATGTTTTCTTTTGTAGTTCCGCCCATTTCCGTTTTAATGGGTATGAAATGGTCAAGTGCTTCTGATGGTTCATCGCATAGCGCACATTTACCTTTGAAGTAAGCTAATATTTCGTTAGTCTCTTCGTGGGTTAATGTATCCGGTAAAGACATTTTACGGGCGCGTCGCCGTGCTTCGATGACGACCTTTTTGTCAAGGTTAGCCATTCTATACACACGATGTTTTTCTCGAAGTATTTCGCGGTTTTCTTCCGCCCATCTCCGCCTATATTCAATGACTTCATCGCCTCTTACTTCCATCTTTTTCTCGAATCGCCTTTTAGAACAATCTTTACAATAAACGGAAGTACCTGACGCTCGGGTGGAGTCTGTGTAGAAAAAATCCTGCTCTTTTACTTCGTCGCAATCCCCGCATTTACGCATACCTTCTGGCAGTAGTCTAAACCCGTCCATTCTCGGAGTTTTAGGTTTAAGTGGTTTCGGGTTTTTGATTCTGTATTGACGAGCGATTTCGCGTCTGCAACTTTTACAAACGCTGTCCATTGTTAACGGTTCTTTTATCTTCACGTAATATTCAGAAACATCTTTTGTAATTTCGCAATCTCTACAAACCATTAATCCGTCACACCTTTCCGAGAATGTATTTATTTAATTACTCCGATACGTAGCGAATCATTGGCGTAGCCGTTTTGAACTTCGCAGTAACTCCGACTAATTTAGCGTTGTACACCGATCCGCGTACGATAAGTTCGCCTACGATAGTGTCATTAACACCGTCGTTATCGAAATCAACGTTAAGGATTGCGAAGTCATCATATACACCTGCGTCTGTGAAAGGCTCGAATTTCCCGCTAGTTGCGTTGTGACCTAATACTTGACCGACTTCTACGATACCTACTGGAAACGCAGTTGCGTCCATAGTTCCGCCGACCTCTTTGAATTGTAGATGCGTGCTTGCAAGGATGTTTTTTCCACCTTTAAATTCTGATTGACCTGTTTGTAAGTTGTATGGCATTTGTGTTGCCTCCTATTTTCTTTTTAGTATTTTTCGTGCTTTTTCTCTCGCGGCTTCGTAACCGCCGTCGTTCTGTTGCGGTGCTTGTCGCTGTCCTCCGTTATACGAAGGGTCAACCGGTGGTGCTTTCGGTGGTGCTACCTTGACAAGTTTTTCAACGCTTGCCTTCGCCGATTCTTCGTCGTCACCCGTAACGAAATCCATTAAGTCCGCAATCTTATCTGACGCGTATCCCGCGCTTAATAATAGCGATTGCTTCGTTGTTTGAAGTCGTTCGGCATGACGTTCGCGCTCGACTTGCTCACGCGCTTGTTTCTCCGCTTCGTACAACGCCTTGAACTCGTTAGATTCTTCGAGTTTCTTACGTTCGGCTTCGGCTTTCGCTTCTTCCACGGCTTTGTCCGACTTCGCCTTTTCGCGTGCTAGGCGTTCACCGACGATTCTGTCGATATCTTGTTGCGTATACTTCGGTGCTTCCGGTTCTTGCGGTTCATTCGGCGGTGTCGGTTCTGCCGGTACTACTGGCGGTTCCTCCGCGAAGAATTGCAAGTCTAACGGTAATAATAATCGTTTCATATGTGTACCTCCGTTTATAACGCCGTCGCGTGTAGATTCCGTAGCAGTTTAAATGACGTATACGTTCGGTCGTGTTACGTTACTTATTCGTCTGTAAAGCGCCTGAAATACGCTGTCTTGCGATTTCCACATACTTAGTGTCTTGTTCGATAGCGATAAAGTTACGCCTCGTATTAATCGACGCTACTGCCGTGCTACCACTGCCCGCGGTTAAATCGACAACTGTGTTACCTTCGTTACTAAACGTTTTAATTAAATCTTCGAGTAATGCTACGGGTTTTTGGGTAGGGTGGTATCCGTTATAATCCTTTTTGTATCGAAGGATATTCGATTTATACTTTCCGTCTTCCCATAAATTAAACGTACTCGGTAAATCACGTTTGAACTCGTTATCAATACGCTTAAGCTCGCTATACTCGATAAAGCCGTACATTTCGTCAATATTGAACACGCGGATAAGTTCGTCGTATGTCTGTTCGGTACATAATCCGTATTGCGTGCTTGCTACGTAAAAAGTATGCTCTGCTCTCCGATGCCCTAACGTTAGATTTATCTGTTTTAAATTTAATCCAACGTAATCCATAACGAGTTTAAAGTACACCCTTAATGGGTGTATTCCGTCTGTGTCATGCGTTTTACTGAATATTAGTACGTCCTCGTAATATCCGACCATCGCCTTATTACATAGCAACGCATTTGCGAAGTTATCCTTCTCCCATATCGCACGGTACGAAAACGGTACATTTGCATTAGCCTCCGTTATCAACCGCGTTGTATATGGCTCTTGGCTGAATAGCACCATTTTACCGTTCTTACGTAGGATGCGATTTGCTATTGCGTATACATCTTTCGGAGTCAACGCTAAGTCCCACTTGTGACTACTTTCGTTACTTACCGTCCAATTCTTCGGCGCACCTGTAACCGTCCCGTAAGGTAAATCCGTCAATATTAAATCTACCGAGCCACTCGCGATGTTATCGGACTCGACTAGGCAATCGCCTTGCGTAATTTTATTCAGCATTACGCGACACCGCCTCTAACTCGCGTAAAACCTTCGTAGCTTCGCGTGCCTCCCGTTGTAACGCCTTTAATCCCGTTAATGCTTCTGATACGTCAACCTCGACTTTTACGTGTAACTTGCCTACTTCGCGCGACTTATTGTCCGCCATACTCAACGCCTCATTTCGTTTATGTCGGAAGTTTAACGACGTTACGCATCGGTCGTAATAATTTATTTGAACCATTCCTGAATATCTTTTAATGCCACTGTTGTTCCTGCTAAACCGTGGTAACAATCAGATAAATACTCGATATTTCCATCACGAACGAAACTATGGCAAGAATTAACTATTTCTGCGTAAGGCATCGTGACTAAAACGGAAGGCGAGAACGTTGGGTTGTCGTAGTCGCCGTTAAATGACCACGACTCATTAACCGCATGAACTCTTTCACATCCTTCACAGTAAAACATCAATCTCCCGTCAGATGCTTCTTTGATTTTCACAACGATACACCTCCGTTATTCTTCGCTTACTTACGTGCCTAATGGATATGGGTCTTGTTGCGCCTGTAAACGTTTTAAATCCGTTGCAATTTCCTCGCGTTTAGCTGCGGTATTCTCTACGCCTGCTCTCGACAATGCGCCTGCTTGCGATTCGAGTCCGACGCTCATTTCTAACGCTAGTAAATCGATTAAGTCTGCGCGGTTATCCGGTAAAGGTAACGCGAATTTAACTTCGTTATCGTAATTCTCGGTGCCGATTAGTCGTAACGTTTCTTTGTCGTATGCGAACGTTTTAGCCGTAGTTGCACGCGCTTGTAAGTAGCGCACGGACTTTTCGTGTAACTCCGCTAACTTCGGACCCCACGTTAACCAATGTTCTTCGGTGTCTTGGATGATATCGTGGAAGACTATCCGCATTGCATCGTTATTCATACCGCCGAAATTCAAGTCGCCGATTGCCGATTGTGGTAGCGAAGTTAATTCGTACATTGTCGCTTTCGTTCGCTCAATCATCGTCTTATGCGCTTCATTCCATCCGAAGCTACCTTCGATTTTCTTAATATCCGGTGTAGCGTCGCCACTACCCGTAACCTCGACAACTGCGCCTGGTGCGATTTCCATTTTCGCTGCTGTTCCGGCAGGTGCGTTGATGACTGCCGTGATGCCGAACATTTCGAATTTAAGCGCGTCTACTGCGTCTTCATTCATTGCGTTTAATATCGCTGACAGCGTTTTGATATCGTCGAATTCCTTCGATAATGCCGGCTCTCCCGCTAAGTCTTCTATCGGAACTAATACGACGGGTAAGAACGGTAACTGCATCGATGCTTTCTCCGTATATACTTTTACGCGTTTTAAATCCGTATTGTACAAACCTTCGGAGAACCAACATTCGTCGTCAATCATTTCGAACGTGCGTTTACGGTAAAACAACTCGCCGTCTATCGTTTTCTCACGGACGAAGTGAAGCGCGATTAAATCTTCGAATCCATCATCAGAAAAGACGGGAAACGTTTCAGTATCCGGATGCCATAACCATACGAGTTTACCCGTACGCGGATTGAAGTTAATTTCCACCGCTACACGTCCGGCAATCAGACGGTCGCGCGCCGCTTGTATTAAACGTGACTTCGCGTTGTTCTCACGCCATAACTGATTGATTATCGCCTCTAACGCTTCGGCGCGTTTGTATTCCGTTTGCTGTTCCGCCGATCCTTCTTCGCCTATTTGACGTGTTCTGACGTCGATACCGTGTGCGCCCGACATTTGCCACTTCGCTTTCTTCGAAACCAACAGCCTTGCGTAGTTGCTTACGAATCGCGTAGGGTCGTAGTCAAGTCCGGGTGGACGCGGTACGTCTTCGGCTTTGACGAGTTCGTCTGACGCGCCTTTATGCTGATAACCTTCGTAGTATAAGTAATTGCGGTATTGTTGCTGTAAACGCTGATGCTCCGCCTCGCCTAACGACTGCTGAAACGGTGTGAATAATAATTCGTCCATCGGCTCCGGTGCTAATATGTTGAAATCCGCCAAGTGTTTACGCCTCCTTTCGTGATTTAGTTACCATCGATTATTTCGTCTTACTGTTTCGACTTTAACCGTGCTAGACTTCGCTATTTTAAAAGCGTCTGATAAAGCATCGGGACCATCATCGTTATTATGATTCGGGTAAAGTTCGAGCATTTCGAGTAGTAACCGTTGATCCTTTTTAAAACGTATTCTTCCTGCTTTTATATCCGGTTCTAACGCCTCGATACGTAACTGCTTCCGTATCTTCTGTTTAACTTGTTTAAGGCGTGTATTCGCGGGATACCCGACGCGTTGTAACGCCTTACCGAGTTCATCTGCGAAGTATTCTTGGAAAGCCTGCGACTCTACCGCTAGTGCTTCGTATTGGTATTTAAGCGTTCTACTTACGATGTCCTTCATGAATTCGTCCGGTTTCGCTTTAACGATATGGGCGTCTACTACGTAGCAAACTTCCGACCCTGCTCGTTTAGCCAGCGTAATCATTGCCGAGTAATCTCCGCGTGCTTTACCCATCGCTAAATCGACCGCAGCGTAATACGTGAAGTCACCGTTTTCAATATCGCTATCGGTGTAGTAAACGAAATCTTCCGCTTTAAACACTTGCGATTCTTCATCGACCGGATTACCTAAGTATTCTTGGTTGAACGCTCTTGCGCCCATTGCTTCGAGTTTTTCCATGAAGTATTTATACGAATATTTCTCCGCCCATAAAACGGACGACCCTCGTACCATTTCGTCTTCATTCGCGTTAAAAAACGCTTCTGCGTTAATGACTGCGTTTGGGTCGTCAGCGTTATATAGCGCTCGCCATTCGTCCCATAAGTCATCGCGTTCAGACCACGACAAGATAGCCGGAAACTTACGCGAGGTGAAATCCTTACGCTTTGTGATAACGTGATTTAAAAGACTATCGTAATGCACGATTGTTCCCATGTAGATACAACGTCCACCGAAGTCCAACGCCTCTAACATTTCCGAACGGAACCACCGCAAGTTCTTCGCGCGTAGTTCGGGCGTGTTCGTATTGTCCCCGCTCTCTAAATCGTCCAAAATAAAAAGCCCAGGACGATCAGACAAATGGCGTAGTCCTCGCATTTGTGTTCCGATACCCTTAGCTTCTACCTTCGTGCCTGTTGCGGTAATAAATTCGTATTTGTTATCGATTTCGTTCATCGACGGTTTAGGATGCAGTAAAGAACCGAAGTCCTCACGCAATTTATCGTTAAATTTTAATTGGTTCACCGTCCACTTGATAAAGTCGCCTGCTACGTCCGTTGTTTCCGACACTTCGATAATGTAGCGTTGAAGGCGGTATACGATTTGGTGACATAAATACGCGTTACTTAAATATGCGGTCTTCGCATGCTTACGTCCAACCGACCATCCGATATGCGTATCGATATTACCCTTCGTTACCTCGTCGAGAAGTCCGCATAATTCCTTATGGAAATCCGCAGCACCGTCTAACGTTTGAGGTTGCGGTATTAAATTCGATACGTTCGCGTCATTTCGTTCACCGCTGAAATATTCGTAAGTAAAGTAGAGAACGTCGTATTCTCCGCGATGCACACGTCTTAAACGTTTTAACTCGCGTCCAGTATCGAGCATTTCCGCTTTCAACGCGTCAGTTAGCACGCCTTTTTCGAATCCCTTACGTAGCTTATCGAACTTCTCCGATATTAATTCAATACGTTCGGCGCGCGCTTCATACGCTAGCCATTGTCCGTCTACGAACGCCATATGGCGCGCACCTCCTTATTCCGCTTTGTCTTCGCTTAACAACGCGTCGAGTTCCGCAAGTTCTTCCGTGATTTGTTCGTTTGACTTCGCGCCACCATTCGTAATTTCTACGCTGTGTTCCGTCTTAATGAAGCCCATCATCTTCGCGTAAAGATCGAGCGCTTTCGATGAAGGAACTCCGTTAGTACCTTCGATTGAGCGTATTAATTGCTTCGCGAATATACCGACTGCATCCGATAAGTAATCCTTCGCGACTTCCTTCTTAAATTCGATAAACGATTGATTCTCCTTGCGCCATCGGTAAAGGGAAATACGGTCAACTCCGACTTCCTTCGCTATTTCCTCTTGCGTCCGTTGTTCAGCCGTCGGTAGCATTTCGTTTTCCAATAGAAGATACGCTGCTTTCTGCTGTGCTATCGTAAGTGACTCCGATAGTTTATCGCGTCTTGATTTCGCCATTGATTTCGCCTCCTTCTGCTACCGCTTGTGTTCCGGCAGTAGCGCATAATAAAAAGCGCCATCATTTCGCGACAGCGCCTACTTCTGCTTTACGTGCTATTTCGTCTAACTTATCTTCGTAATACTTTCGTCTATCTTTCGTCAGTTGTTCCGTAAAACAATATACACTTACGTGTTCATATCGCCATTTTCTACCGCGTTCAATGCTTCGTTTCTTGCCACGCAAATAAACGACTGTCATTCCGTTAGGATTCATCGGTTCGTACCGCTTTAACATTTCGCTAACGTCCGTCCATTCCGATAACTTGCAGTCAATCCAACGCCAATTCGGTAGTATGAAATCGGGCTTTAACGTAAAGTCGTCGAACACTTCCGGTAAACCTTCGCCTTCACGGATATATTCGTAATTTAATTCCGTTAGTATTTCCGCGAACAATAATTCGAATTCCGTGCCACACTCGGATAATACGTTTGTATCGGATGCTTTCGTGATGTCAGCGTAATTAATACCGACACTTTCGACTGCTTGGCGCCACGATCCGATTAGTGTATTAGCCGTATGAATTACATGGTAACGATTCTTACGTATAAATTTATAATTTAACGGACAACCAATGTACCATAAACGGATAATCTCACGTTGTATGCCGTATAGCGTCTTGTATGTAGGACGATATATACGTTGTATTTCTTGTTGGGGGCGGTCGGATAACGGGCAAATTCCGACGTATTTGAAGAAGTCTGATATCCCGCTAAATTCTTTACTAACGTAAGAATTGAATCCTCGTATAGCCGACGATAACGCCGTGAGAGTCGGTTCAACACCGTTTACTATCGAGTCTAACGCTACTTCTTTCGCGTACTCTCGTGTCCAATCCATTTTCGGTGATATATACGCCACCTCGTAACCTAGCGCTACAAGACCTGCGTTCCACGTTCCGTAATAAGATATAACCGCATTAACCACACGTTTGTAATCGGTCTGTGATATCGCGTTAGACGTACTACTGCCTGTCACACGGATAGCTTCCGCTAATTCTTCACGTATTACATCTTCCGTCCAATAATGAGGTGTCCACACGCGTTCTCTACTTGCAGTCTTTTCTACGCCCGCTAATTCGAATACCTTACCGGAATCCCCTAAGTAAGTTCGGCTATAATCTAGGATGTGACGGTAATTATCACGCATTTCGCCCATGTCGGCGACTAGTAAAACCGCTATCTTCGTTTCCTCAATCACATCACTAAGTAACCGCATCCTACCGCTCTCATACGGCTTTCTTTCCGTAGATATACCGAGCTCATTCTTAGCTACCTTATAGCTTCCGAAACAATCGTTAATCCTGCGGTAAAACCACGGTTCAAAATCCGTTGTTTTCATCGAGTGACCTTCGTCTTGCATACGCATTAACTCCGTGGTGACCTCTTCTTTCGTCATCTTCCGTTTGTGTGAGTATTTAGATGCCATTACGTTTACCCTCCGCTTCTGAAAATTTGTAAGAATTTACTGCGGGCGTGGTGTCAGCGGCTGAACCACGGAGGCGCCCCGGTCTTCAAAAACGCCAGTATATCGCCATTACCGTTGCATACGGTATGCATATTTATGCCATCGTAGCTTCCCATAACTTTAATTATGTAAACTAGATACTCCGCCAACCCTTGTCGTACCAACGTTTCACTACTTCCGCTTACTTAACCGTTATGCATCCGTTATGCACACGCTATAAACGTAGTAACCACGCATACTTACGAATAGTAACCGAACACGATCGTTACCCGTTAATGTATACGATATGCATACGAGACACACCGGTTATCGAAGGGCTATCCGTGGTGAACGCTTCGCCTAACTTACGCAATACTACGCTATTCACCGCTCTGTTACGTTATGCACCGTCATCCACACGCGTTCCTTCTATATAAGAGTGATCCGATATGGCTCCGTAACAATGCTGCGATTTGTCTATCGTTTAACTTCGCCATTTATCGTTTCACCTCCGTATAGTATTCCGCAATGTAGCGGTATTTCCTAACGCAGTATTACCGTTAGTGTTAACTCCGTTTAATACTTCGATAGTATTAGCGGTTAGTGATGCGCGTTGTTTGTATTTACCGATGGTCTTAGATAAGCGATATTATCGTTATTGTTAAACATCCGCGTCGAGCATTTATGCGAAGACGCCATGTCTTGAACTACAAGGTCAAGTAATAGCGCCTTCACAAGTTCAGTCGCAGATATTAATTAATGTATTTACCGCTATTCTTTAAGTGATACGTAGTTAGCGTTATCTATAAGAGAAGAGGTTAACCGACCCTAAAAACGCCTTCAGGCTTACTCTCCGTAAGGCTCATCGCCATTTCTAAGATTGCAGTATTTGACCCAAAATCGGCGTTAGATTGCAGTATTTGACCCACGCTTAATACGGTAAGTCCGCTAGCTTCACGTTTATCTGTTCCGTATAACTCTCGCTTATCACGAATAATGTACGTAACGCTTCTGCATAAGATGTATATTCGTCACGCTTGCGGTACATGATGTCCGGATTAATTACGTATAACTCCGATTCATGCAGTAGGAACGTCGCTACAAAGCCGTATTTGCGTAACTCCTTCATATACCTATCGATGAACTTGCGGTCGACTCCGATAAGTTGCGCCAATTGAATATGCGACATATACCGTAGTTTCGTCTTATCCGTTTCTTCCGGGTTATCGCATAAACAGCAATACTCGTAGTTAAAATACGGGATCATCTTATACAGTAGTCCAGCGGCTTGTATCGTTAGATTAGCGATGTCTGTACGCGTCTTCACCTGGTACACTTTCGTATAATACGTTTTGCGTACGTGCTTTCCGATGGAATGGTAAAACTCGTTAATGCCGTAAACAACGAATCTGCCGTCACGTTCCGTAAATAACACGCCATGCGAAACTAAGTCCGCTAGCAATTCGTCTGTTGTGCGTTTACCTTTACCGATGGCTTTCGCGATAGCTGACGATGTCATGCGACTTCCGTTGTGAACTAGTTGACCTCCGCTATTCATCTTCAAATACGGAATCAACTTCATTAATACGCCTAACTCCGTCACCTTTAACGTTTCGCTAAGTAGCTTCGCCGTATCGTGGTAGCAGTTAACGTAGTAACGCGTAGGACCACTTTCGCGTAATTCCTTACGTCGTTTAGCGTCACGCCATTCGTCTAACGTTTCATTCGTTTGTATCGATACTTCGTCTGCATATCCGTATACGATTTCGCGACCATCATCGTCCTGGTAGCGATTAATTGCGTCAGTCAACGCGAACACCTCCGTCGACTTCCGTTTGCATAGCGTCGCTGATACGCTGGCGTGCGATTGCTACGTATTCGGCGTCTTGTTCTATTCCGATATAGTTGCGATTAGTGTTGATTGCCGCGATTGCTGTAGTTCCGGAACCGAGGCAATTGTCGAGTACCGTGTCGCCTTCGTTTGTATATGTGCGGATTAGATGCTCGAATAACATTACAGGCTTTTGCGTAGGGTGTAACCCTCTTTCGCGATTATCCGAATTACCGTATTTTAGTATGCTAGTAGGATAATTTGTAAATTCTATAATACGTTCCAGTTTATGACTTTCCCTAGAAAGGTTGTGTCCGTTTTCGTATTTCTTAGGACGCGACCACTTGCGGTCTACTTTAATTAACCCTTGCGGATTATACATCATTCTCTTAGTGCCTAATTGCACTTTATGTCCGATAGGTGCTTTGCTAAACACGCATACATCCTCATGGAATTTAATCGGCATATTCTTAGCGTGCGTGAAGTTAGAGCCTTTGCTTTTTTCCCAGACGAAGTTGTATTTATACATTTTGGGGTTGCTCATTATCAACGCAGATGTAAACGGCTGACTAGCGGTTAACACAATCGCACCGTTATCTTTTATAACGCGTTCATACTCCTTCCACAACGGTTCAAACGGAATAACCGTATCCCATTTACACGCGGTAGTCCCATACGGTAAATCGCATAATATCATATCAACGCTCTTATCCGGTATATCCTTCATTAACGTAAGGCAATCGCCTTCATACACGGTATTTAATTCTAACGTCATTCTCCATCGCTCCCATTTGCGTATTCCCTAACGTAAATAAATGCGTAGCAGGCGGTAGGGTTCCGCTTTTCGTCCCGTCAGACTATCTACGCAATGTAAGTTTCGTAAATAATAAAAGCGCGCCTTACCGTCATGACAACGGAGTTTGCGCGCTTGTTTATGTTGTTATAGCGGTAAAATACCGCCTTCATAGTGTTAAGCAGTCTAACGCGGTATAATATACTAAGTGACGCTTATTCTCCGAAAACTTCGCGTATTCTGCGGTTACTATCGCGACTTTTCACGCGGTAATCAACGCCATCAGTCGCTACATCTTGCGCAGCACTAAAGGAACGCTCGTCACGTCCGCGAGTATCACGTTGTCTATCGCTTAATAACGGATATTCCTCGCGTGTCATTTTATCCGGATGTGTGTCCGCTAATTCGTCTTGCAATATCAACGTAGCTAAACGTTCGAGGATCGTTCCTTCCGGCATTTTACCGTGTTCAGCGAAGTACCTTTCGGTAAGTTCTTCCGCAAACTTAATTCGATATTCACGCGTTGTTTGTGTACGCTTGAAACTCGTAAACTCCGTATTTATCGCATCATGCGTTGATTGTCGTGTCAGCTTCGTCATTGAAATCCTCCTTCGTGATATCTCCGTTATGCCACCCAATATATTCGTAAATTGCGTCAATCTTTTCAACCGCTGTATCGATATACGCAGTCACGTTAGGTTGCGATATCCCCATCCGCTCGCCTGCGACCTTCTGCGTCAAGTCATCGCCATATACGTACCTAAGAGCCTCCGTTTGCCTATCGGTTAAGTTAGCGCGCTCTATTGCGTCGGCAAGGTCGACAAGCGTGCATATCGCGTCCACGTCGCCTTTGTATTGGCGCTCGACTAGCGCGTGGTAGTTACGGAGTATCGCTTTAGCTTCCGTCATCTAATCGTCCACCTTTCGTATATATCCGTTGCAACTTGCGTATACTTACGTTACAATTACGTTATTATTTAAAAACTCGGAGGTATCACCGCATGAACGAAGAAAGCAGCGCACTACTCGACGGATTCGAATACGTACCAACGGACGGCTTACCGTTCATTACGCTCGACAATCAACGTCGCTTTTATATCAACGCTACCGTGCGGAAGTTGCTCGGCATTAAACCGTATCAGCGTCTAGTCCTGATGTACCGCGTACACGACCGTTCGCTAGCGGTTATTAAGGATAATGGCGTCACTCCAACGAGTGCCAACGCGAATACTGCGTCTTATTTCGTTGACAAACGCTACTATATGAGTGCGCGTAAGTTTAGCGAGCAGTATGCGTATGGAGGCGAGGGCGCTCCGTATAGCTTCGTGTATGATCGTGGTAGTAGCGATGGTAGCGTGTTTATTTTCCGTCTTTCCGACGCTCAACCAACGTAAGCAACGCATAACCCGCTAAATCTGCGATAGAATCGTCAATACTTTCGTCAACCTGCGCATCTGCCCCGTTAATCAACGTATCAAGACGCGCCATCTTATCGTCCATGCGCATCAGTCCGCTAAGAATCCCGTATTTAGCGTACTGTTTGCTAAACGAATCGCCGTAATCGTGGTTCTTGCGTATTAACAGGCCGCGGACTTCGTTGCATACGGCTTCGATACGTTCAGCTTGCGTTGTAGCTGCGTTGTCTACCTTGCCTTCCGTTTGTTCCTCGTAGGGATTACCGTATTTAGCGTAAGCTGACGCCTCGGCTTCGTGCATTGAGCGTATTTCAGCGCGTTCTAATTCCGATACGCGTAACGCTAGATTTGCTATGATGTCGGTTTCCGTTAGCGGTGATTCTTCCGGTACTAATTCGAATAAATGCTCCGTTTCAGTGGAGATATACGACCATTCGTTTTCCGATTCTGCATCGTCGTAAAAACTCGCGTCTCCTTGAGCATTCATCGCATGAATTTCGTAAACTTTTCCGCGGGTTACATCCTCGTTAAAATCACGCTTTTTACCGATGAATCGTACCTTATCGCCTTTATTAAACTTCGTCATTCAACCGTTCCCCTTTCGTAATACCTCGATTGTTATTCGTTGTCTACCGAACGCCCACGCATCACTCTCGCTACTGACGAGTATGTCGACGATATGCCCGTGGATGCGACCGCCTGTATCTTGCGCCGTTGCCGTAAATGTCGTACCGTCCGCTAAATTAACGCGCACTAGCGAATCTAGCGGTATGACACGCGGATCAACGGCTATTACGCGATGTCCTGCGTAGGTAATCGTATTACGTACATCAACGCCTGTTCTCGTAATTCCGGTGCATCCCGTATCGCATAACGCGACATACGCGGTAGCTTCGAATATGACCGCTTGCCTTTGCGGTTCAGCCGACCGACTTACGGTAATAACTTGCGCCTTCTTACGTGCTTCAACGTGTGCCTTCCGTTTACTTATTGCGTCCGCCTTAAACGCTTGCCTAGTGTGTTTGTTTAACGTAGGCTCGTTATCTATCATTGCGGGCATTTGCGTTGTATATCCGCGTGATTCCGATGGTATTTCCGTGGTGATTACGTGTGGTAATGTGGTGAGTCCGCCTAGTATTCCGACTGCGACTGATAATGCGTATATTAACGTTAGTTTTCGTTTATTGATGCGACCACTCCTTCGTTAATCTTCGAATCGTACGATAGGTACTTCTTTAACCGTTGCTTTTCCGTGAATTATCCAGTATTCCGTATATTTAAGTTTGAGCGCGAAGTTTGCCGTCTTTTCATCGGCATATACGCGAGCCATGTTATAACCGTCATTTTCGTCCCATATTACAAATACGCTATTCATTCGCTCGCCTCCATTTCATTTACTCCGAAGAATGCGTCAATCCACGGTTCAACGTTTACGACTGCCTTGCGTAAGTCCTCCGCGAGTCCTGCGATTTCCGCTTGCGCTCCGTTGCCTGCTTTACGTTTACCGTAAAAGTCGAGGATAGCGCGTAAGTTCGCGGATAATACGATATTGCATGACGCAGCTTGCGGTAGGACTGCGCGAGCATCTTCCGCGGGAATTCCGTGAGAACGTAGCGTATCGTATACGTCTTGAATATCGCGCATAGCCTTAGCGAAATATTCGTAGGCGTTTTCATCGTCATAATCTCCGTGTTCATTTACGGAATGTTTCGCTTTAATCGTATCCGGCACAACGTAATCAAATCCGCCCGACCTATCGGAAGAACCCATCCGTACATAACGTTGTGACTGGACGCTGAACGAGAAACCTACGCGATGCCTCGTTAATTGCGCGAGTAATGCACGACTAACGCCTTCGACTGCGAAGTTAAACGTAATGCCTTCGAGCGTACTCGTATGACCGCTTGATACGATCATTCGGATAAGACGGTCAGCGTCCGTTCCTGTACCGCCGTCTGACGCTTTCGCTTTGAAATAGCGAGCGCCTTCCTTTGCTACGATTTCCGACGGTTTATTAGCGCTGTAGCACGTTCGGATAGCGGTAAGCGCGAGTGCTTGACCGTCGGTAACTTCGTTACTCCAAACGTTGTCTTCATCGAAGAATAGCGGTTTTAAATCCGATTCTAATATTTCTTCGACTATTGATTGCGCTAATTGTGTATGTGATAGTAACGTTACTTTCCGTGTGATTTCCGCCAATTATTCGTCCTCCTTCGTAATTGCGTAGCCTTCCTTATCGCTATCGCCGTTTTGCCTAGCGTGATTCTCCGCGTTCTTCTCCATATACAATCGGTGAACGTCGTCAGCCGTTAGCCCGACTTTAAGCGATAAACTCGGTAGGAAATGCCATAAATCGATGACCTCGCCTTGCAAGCGTGTTAGACGTGCTTCATCGATACCTTGCGTATTCTTCCACCATTTCCAATCGACCTCGCGTCTGATTTCGTCTATTTCCGATTCAATAGCGATTGTCAATCCGATTACCCATTCGCTCATACTCTTTTCGATACCGCGTTCTGCTACGATCCTGTCGTCTAGAGTACGTTGCATATCGAATATTTCCGATAGCTTATCCGCCTTTTTAGACGGAATCACCTCCGGCATTTCCTTAAAGAAGCGTTTCAATTCGATGTCGCGTTCATTTACGTTGTTCATTCGTCGTCCTCCTCGCATTCTTCGTAATCCTCAACGTCATATTCCTTTGGCGGTTCGTAATTAAATCCGATTACATTCGTTTCCGTAAACTGCTCGCCATGCGGATTGACCATCAGTTGCAAATCGAGGTCGCCATCGCCAATCGTCGCGAGGAAGGCGTTGACTTTCGTACCCATTCCGTCGAGTTCGTCGATGTGGTTAACGTTGATGCCTACGGTGTACTTACGCATTAGCTTCAACCGCCTCAATCGTATGACGTACGCGGTCGCCGTGATTCGACCATTCTCCGCGGTAGTTTGTTACGAGTTTATGGAAGGTAGCGCGCTCTCCTTCGTAATGGCGCATGAATACTTCGAATGGCGTTAGTCCGCTGTAGCGTTTCAAACGGTCATCATCGATTTGTAGCAATGATCCCGTCGTAACGACTTTGCACGTATTAGTTACGCGAGTGTATATCGTCTGCAATTCCGTAAGTGACATCGATTGGGCTTCGTCCAATATAATGAACGCCTTATCGTATGTGACACCGCGTTCAAATGTCGGTGTAATCGCGAAGGCTTTCTCGGCTTCCGACCACACTTCGAATGTACCGGGTCTAACGTAGTCGAGCGCTTTAACGAACGGTGCCATATGAGGTTGCGTTTTATCCGTCCCATCGCCGGGCAAATATCCGATAGGCTTACCGACGACTTCCGTGTTACGAATGTAAATGATACGGTCGTATTCGCCTTTGTCGACGGCATAGGCACCCGCAAGTACGGCGAGCATTGTCTTACCGGTTCCCGCAGGACTTTCGCAGAATACACCTTGAACGATGTCGGGCGCAGTCCATAGCGACTGCATATACGCGTATTGGTGCTTATCGCCGAGTACCTTGAAACCGCGTTCTTCTAACCATTTCCAACGGATATCCTCGTATTTACCGCCCATTCAATCGTCCTCCCTTTCGTCGTATCGGTATGGAAACGCCTGCTCATGCGGAACTTCCTTCGCTTTCCAAGGCGCAGCCCGAGGCGGTGTGAATTCCGCCCGTGGATAGCCCGTTAGCCTTGCGTGTGTGATATCGTCGAGATGTTCGATGCTAGCCACTATCGACCGCCCCCTAATATTTCGATTAAATAGCCTTGTTTATTTGGTTTATTGGAATAACCCCATCTGACAACACTTGCGTAGGGATACCCTAAAGCTTTAGTTGCGCCTTTTATACTTTCGTACATTGTTATATTTCCATCGACGTCAGTGACTTTTACAGGCTTAAATCTATAACTCATGTCGGCGCGCCTTCTGTTCTCACGTAGAGGTATTATTTGAATATTACCTAATTCGTAATGCCTGTATGGGTCAATTCTATCTACAGAAGGGTTTTCATCTCTCCTTAAAAGGCGTATGACATCATGCCTAAAATGTTTATTGAGCATGGAGCGTACTTCTGCTTTGTTTTCTCCTATCAAACACTTAATCCCACGTTCTTTATATGACTTGTTAAAAGGTGTACAATGAACGTATTTTGTGCGGCTTAGGATTCCGTCTGCCATTATAGTTAATTTGGCGTGTAACGGGTCATCCTCTTGTCTAGCTATTTCTCTCGCTTTCGTACACTTTTTACATTGCGGTTTGTACCCTAACTTACCGCTTCCTATTTGATAATCCGATATAGGTAAAACTAGCTTACAATCAAGGCATTCTTTTTCTATGACAGTAACCTCCGTTTCTGTTATCGGATAGGACAAATACCGCCTTCGCAGCCGTCAAGTCCGTCTAAATCGTATTCTCCAGTAGTTTCGAATTTCTCGAGTAATGACGGGTCAAACTTCGCTAGACCTTCGCTCATTCTTTCGAATTCCTCTTGCGTAATCGCCTCGTACGGTGCTAACTTATACGTACCACCGTCGTAAGCTAAGAACGACACGCCTACGTATTCATCCCATCCGTGATAAACGATTTCTTCTACCGTTTTCCATTCGTCGGGTCTAACGTGAATCGTATTGGACGAGTTGTGTTCGGTGTATTCCGCTTGGAATCGGAAGTACGTATCGAATTGTTCGCCGACATATACGTCATCCTTCGTTTTACTTGCGCCACTTGCGACAGGGAATTCGATGACTAAGGTGCGTGCGTTTGCAAGGCGTTCCCATTCCGTATTACCTGGAGTCCCCACTTCCGCTTGAACTTTCCATCCAATCGACATAACCGCTTTTGCTAACGGATCAGTTGCGTTTATTCGAATACGACGGATATAGTACGGTGAGTGCGAATAGTGAAGTCCGCTTGATACTCCGCCTGCCACCTGCGATATCGTTCCCTCGGGTTTAACCGTAGTTACAAGTAATGGCGACGACACACGCATTTCCTTCGCATATAAATCGGCTTCTTCTCGAGCAGCGTCACCGAGGATTTTCAGTAATTGCGCTTCTTCTTCGTCTGTATAATCGATTAATGCGAACGCGTCTTTAACGCCTGTCAACGATGTTCCGAGTAATCGGTCACGCTGTTGTACTGCGTTCCAATGCGGTATCTCTAATTCCGCGAGTGTCATACGTAATCCCGCACGCGCTGATTTACGTTGTGCCTCGATTAGTCCGTTAACATCGATGTAGTTTTCTCCGTTTAATTCCTTTACGAATTGCGCTAAGTTGACGGTAGTTAAGTTACATACGCCGTAACTATCGAGCAATATTTCCGCGCATGGATTTAAGCCTTCTGCGTTAGGGCGTCGTCTACGTGCTTCTTCGAGGTTAATTAGCCCCGGCTCACCTTCCGCTTGCATGATTTCGAATATTAGCGAAAGTACGTCGCGTGATGGTTTCTTTTCGAATGCCACCGAGTTGTTCGACATTCTGCGGTGATGTAACGGACGTGCCTCGCTGTCAAACGTCTTTAACGACGCTAAGAAGTCAGCCGTGTGTGTTTCGCCAATCTTACGTAGTGCGGCGATAACCTTTTCGTGTTGTTCATCGTTCCAAATACCGTTAATTCCGTACTTAGCGAACATCGACTCGTAATCATCTGCGTCTAATAGGAAGATTTCCGCTGTGCGTCGAACACCTCCGACCACTACGTTATTTCCGATTAGATTACCGATATCAAGGATATGGACAGGGCGCACTCGCTTGTATCCGTTACCTGCGTCATCTAACGGTGCTAACGACGGGTCGATTTCGTTTTGGAATACTCGGCTGATACCGTTGAACATATCGCGTAATGGTTCGAATCCCGACGCTGTTCCTCCGAATGTTGAAAGTCGAGCGCCGTTCGGTCGGATGTAATCGTAGAAAATACCGATTCGTTCGATACCTTCGTATTCTCTTTCGTTGTGCAAACGTAGGAATATGCGTAAAGCCTCGACCCAGCCTTCCTTCGAATCGCCTACGTGAATGACCGCTTTCTTACCGCCTTCGATTACGAATAACGATGTTTCCGCTACTTTTACGAGTGGATAACGTTGAACGAATGGTTCGTGGATAACTTCGATGTTGTCGCGTATTGGCGGTAAGTTACGCGCGAACTCTTTCGTAGCTTTGAAGCCTACGCCAGTTCCTACGAGTAATAAGTAGAATAAATCGCCTAAGTCGTTCCATGATCGGATGTTAACGAATGAGCAGTTAAAGTTAGCGAGTGGGTATTTATCCGCTACGCCTCCGTCAGCACCACCAACCCAAAGTGTTCTTCCCGAAAGGAACTGACGTAGGTTGAACATGTTATCGAAGAAGTCCTCGGCTTCCTTACGGAATTTAGCGTAATCAACGGTATATCCGATTTTCTGCATATGCTTAACGCCAAGACCAACGTTGTACTCCGTAGCACGTCGGCACGTTTCTTTCCACGTTTCCCTACGTCCATGTTCGGGTAAGAATCGTGAATATGTTCGGTAATATACGAATTGTCCTAACGCTGTCATGTGCGATGGAAACTCGGGATAATCGTTAATAAATCCGTCTGTTAATAATCGGTGTTCAATCGTCAAATAATCGCTTCCCTTCCGCTGTCTAATATTTATCGTTATTCCGTAAATGCTCGCGCTCAACGTTATCAATCGCTGTCTGCGTTTCTGCGAGTTCGCGTTGCAATTCCGAGTTCCTACGTTCATTCCGTTTGATGTCGAGAGTAATTTCCGTGCGCCTATCGTATAATGCTACGAGGAATTTATCGTAGTCGTATGCGCTGCTCATACCGTAATCACCCCTTCGTTAATTAAGTACGCTAATCCCGTAGCAACCGCGTCACTTTCGTCGTCCGTTTTGAATACGAAGTCGTCCGCCAGTGATAGTCGTTTCCTTACGCCTGCCTCAACTTCCGTCTTATCTGCGCTACCTTTTCCCGTCGCGGCTTTCTTAACGGTACTAGGCGTAAATTCGTTATCTGTCGGTATTGCGTAGCCGTAGCGCCCTAATGCGGAATCGACCGCTGCCCACGATCCGAATACGAGTTGCGTCGCTCGCTTACTGCGCCCCTTCGTAAAGTGTTCACGGCATACTGCGTCGAATGGTCCGTATTCATGAACGACTTGCACCGTCTTCGCTTCGATGTAGGCGTAACGTTGTGAGTCCGTTGTTTCAGTCGACGTCTTAACGCTATCAACGTGTACGAGTACGATTTTCTTACCCGCCTTTAACGTTTTAACGTCGATTACGGCGAAGCCAGGTGACGCCGATATGTCAATCGCGAGTATCCTCATACCGATTCCCTAGTTTGCGTTATGAAGTCGACTGCCTGCGCATACTGACGTTTCTTCCAGTCGGGTAATCCCGAATTCTGCATTAACAACGCTTGCTGACGTAATTCTTCGTATTCTTCGTCGGTTAGTGACTTCGCAATATGCGTCTTGTAATCGTTGAATAGCCACGATTCTAATTCGACTTTCGGCGCTTTACCTTCGCGAGCCATTCGTGTAACTCTCGCAAACTTCGCTTTAACTTCGTTCTTCTCGTCTTCCGTAATCTCGTATCCGAACACGCGGAAGTCTGGCGATTTAACACGTTCCTCGTCCGTCATATTCCACGCCTTCTTCGACGAATTTAGGTATATCGTAAGGAAGTAATTGAGTCCGTACATTTCTCCGTAACAGACCGTCTGCAAGCGATGATCCGATTTAACTTCTTGCATACGCGCTTTACTCGTTTCAGCATACGATGTTTGTCGCGATTTAACTTCGAGTCCAATCGGTAGCCACTCGCCATCGTCCGTCAGATATTCGAGTATGCCGTCGCCTAATCCGAAGATAGCGAATTCCTCACCGTCGTAATTAACTTCGTGCATCTTCTTCGTAAAGTGTTCGTAAAGTGGTGCGCCTTCTGAATTACGTTTGAATCGGAATCGACTCGGTTTGCCTGTAAACTTCGGATAGTGGCGTTCGGCTAACATGATTTCGCGTTGTACTAGACCGCCGATTTGTTCGCCTAATGCCGTCCACCTACGTTGCTGCGGTTGTGGCTTCGTATTATCACGAGGCGACTTGCGTACCTTTTCGTACAATTCACGGTCGCTACGGCCTGCTGACGATGGTCCGAAGTACGGTCGCTTTTTCGACCAATCGAAGTAACCCCATTTCGCCTGCTTACGTAAGATGCCCGCGAATTGTTCGTAAAGTTTAGCGTCCATTTCATCGTCATACGGTTGCTGATACGAATGAAACTCGTTAAGGTAATCCGTGAACTCTTGCGCGATTGCTTCGATGTCGATTCCGTCTGCGTTCGTGTTAGTTCCGTATAATGCGTTTATGGTTTCCGTCAATTATTCGTCCTCCTTTAGTAATGACCGTTAATTGAAACGATTTTAAATCCGTGAGTTACTTCGTTTAATTCCGTTTTGCTGACGTTGTTGTAATCCGAGCCGTCAACCGTAACCATTACTACGGAATCCTCGTCATACCCCTTTAACTCCGCTATTAATTCGCTGACTTTCATAATCCGTCATCCTCCTTTCGTTAGTAATTTATATAAATACGTAAATCATAATAGTCCATAATACCGCGCCGATACCGTATTCTATTTTTCTATTGAGGATAAACGAAACCGTATCGAGAATTAATAGGAAATGCAAAATAAAGGAAGCCGTAGTATATAGCAATGCATAAGTTAATGGCGGTTCCATTCTTCCGTTTCCTCCTTCGTATTCACCACGTTCAACTCAACGCGTGTATCGTTCTTTAAGTACATCGCAATGGCTTTCGCTACTATTACGTATACGACCGTTTCGACGTATCCGAGCGGATAGCCTACGTAAATGGCGACCGCCCAAACGATAGCAGCTACGGGAAATGCTAGTATGATAGCGTGGATCATCGCGTATTCCCTCGGATGCTGACCGCTAAAGTTAACGGTAACAACGAGAATTCCAACCACGTTTCATCTCCGTTCTTTATTACGTACATTCCGATGTTCCAATTATTTACGTTAAAATATACGGTGAACCGTGACATTTACCTCGCCTCCTTCGCATATTCAACCGCGTCTAATATTTCCGCCGTACTGACTAATCCGTTAAGTCGCGTAATCTCCGCGCCGTTACGCTCGAAAATCATGACGGGAACACTCGTCAATCCGTATTTCCGTATTAATCCGAATTCGACATCTACGTCGTGTTCCGATACGTGAGCGTTTAGTGACGCGAGTTGGTCGGTGATTTCGTTGATAGCGTATGTCAACACCGTGCATGGACGGCAATTTTGCCGAGATAGCTTGCGGATGATGATGGCGGTTGGTTTCGTGCTTTCGTTGGTCATGCGGTTTCCTCCGTTTCTTTATTGGCGAACCATTCGTCTTCCGTTACCTTCTCTTGCCAACGTTCGGGATATATTTCGAAATCGCAATTAAGCGGACATTTCAACTTAACCGCGTTTTTCATTACATCGCGTATCTCGTATAAGTCCTCACGTTTAATACTCCGTGGGCAATCCATCAATAATTCGTCATGGGTTTGACTAAGGATAAAAACGTCTAGTTTCGGAATTATATCTTTCAAGTCGACTATCGCTTTTTTTAGTATCGAACCCGCGCTTGACTGAATCGGAAAGTTACCCG